TGCAACAATTCGTCTTTACTCAAATTCACTAAGAACAATTCAAATTGCATCAACCACTACTACAATTACAGATCAAGCAACTGGAGGCAGTGGAGGAGGAAGCACTGGAGGAGGAACAACCGGAGGAAACACAGCTCAAGGAATTGAAGTTTTTTCACAAAGTGGTACAAAAATCTTTGGAACAGATTTAAGAACACAAAACTTACAATACGAACTCTCTTTAACTCTAGCAGGAGGAGCAACTTCTGGAACCTATGCAATGGCAGATGCAAATGATTCAACAAAGTGTCTTATTACAACCTTAGGATACCTTACGGTCTCTAATAGTGCTCAAATAAATACATCTTCTACGGGGTTTTCTGTAACAAACACTAGGAGTTATCAAATCACCTTTGACATTCTTGCTTTTAGGATAGGATAATGGGATACGGAATAGAAATAATTGGTGCAGATGGTGGTGGAGACTTTATAGTTCAAGACACTGACTTGAATATGATAAACTACCAAGTTACTGCTTCGGGACAAGCAAGCTCGATTGCACAGTCCTCACTACAAGATAGTAGTAATAATACTGTGGCAAGACTTTTTGTAAATGGAAACGTAAGTGGCACTCAAAGTCAATTCGTGGCTACTCAAATATCGGGCGGTAATATTAACTTCGTTAAAACAAGTTTTACAAACAATGGTGGAAATCTAGAAAATGTAAGCGTAAGTTCTTGTAGCGTAAATTATATTATTCTTAAACAAATGAATGCAATTTCAGCCGCTGGAGGTAATTATGGTGTACAGTTATTTACAAATACTAATAAAGTTGCATTTGATAGTCGAGCAATAACAACAAATACTTCTTTTGTATTTACAGAGTCAAGAGCAGCAACAACAGTAAGTGGAAACTATGGCATTGTTAGTTCAGATGGAGACTCCTATGTGGATATTGAGGCTATGTATACTTTAATTCTTACAGGCTCTTATGAGGATACAGCTTCAGGTTTTCGATGGAATGGCACAGGAACTGGAACAGCTAAAATAGAACTTTTAAATTTTCACAATCAACAAGGTCGTGGAGGAGGAAACTCAACTCTAACTTCCTATAGAAGTAACTTTAATACTATACTTTTAGGAAAAGTAAGATGACAACACTAACAGAGTTTGATCGTGTAATTACGATAGATACAGCAAGTGGCGGTAGAATTGTAGGAATACAGCTAGCTATTGGAGAGTACCCAGAAGCAGGAGATTTAGATGACTCAGGAGGCCTATGGATAGTTCATATACTTGAACATAATTTTCCAGAAACAGCTTGCAAGGATTTTGACTACTTTAGAACAAATTATTGGTTTAATCTCACAGACCAAACATTTGTAAAGGTTGAATCAGAACAGCCAAACGAATATGCAGATTATGACCCTCTTACGAAAACATGGAATTGGGACGCTTCTTTAATACTTGCTGATATTCGACGAGAAAGAGATGGAAAGCTAGGTAGATCTGACTGGACACAACTTTCAGATACAAATCTCACGGCAGATCAAAAAGCAGAAGCAGTAGACTATAGAAGAGCTCTAAGAGATATAACTATAAATATAGGCAGTCCTGTAACTGCGGATGCAGTTGACTGGCCAACCCCGCCAAGCTTTCTTGACTAACTTAAAAAAATAATAAGAATTTTCATAGCACTTGTCATCATATTGTCATACTTTTGTAGTATAATATATCTCGAAATCAAAATGATTTCAAAGATTCACAAAAGGAGAAAACCGTGAGAGCTTTTTTAGCAATGTGCTTATTTATGCCTTTGACAATGTCATCGGTAGTGGCTGGGGAAAAGATGGAATTAGATTTTAAATTAAATGATCAAGGAAAATGGTGTGGCAAGTTTTACTCTAATCGTTGGAGCAACAATATGAGGTATTCCTGCAAGACACAAGAAGAGTGGGAAAAATTAGGGATTAATTTTCCTGATACTACTCCAGAGTTTAAAAAAGTAGTTATTGGGGAACCAATTCTAGGGGGTGATGTAAAAATTCGCGGTTAAATTTCTACTAGGGCTCTTCGGAGCCCTTTTCTTTTCCTACCTTCCAAAAATAAATCTTGACATTCAGTCTCTTTTTTCGTATAATTCTACTCATGGCAAAAGAATTAACTACAATCTCTCCAGAGGGACTTGAAGTAGCAAACTCGTACTTGACTTTTGGTAATATCCGTGCAGTTGTCGAACAACTCGGGGTTGCTGAAAACAAAGTGGTCGAGCTGTTAAATAAACGAGAAGTCAAAAAGTATATTGACACAGTATACTTGGACATGGGCTACAGAAACAAAAATAACATTGCCAGCCTTCTGGATGAGATGATTGGAAGTAAGCTTGAAGAAGCTAAAGAAAGTGGAGTATACTCCAATAAAGATTTAGCTGACTTACTACAAATGGCACACAAGATGCGTATGGATGAAATCAAGGCACAAGCCGAGTTACAAAAAGCCGAAGCAACTAGTGTCAAGAGTCAGACAAATATACAAGTAAATGAAGGGGTTCCCTTCGGCCAGGGTAACTACGGTAAACTCATGGAAAAGTTGTTGAAAGATGTCGACGGATAAACTTCAGGACTTAGAAGTTCAGTTTAAAATGCACGAGACTCAATGTGAAGAAAGATGGAAAACCATTTTTGCACGTGTTGAAGGTGTAGAAACTAGATTAGATAAAATGCACCATTTAATACTTGGAGGTGGAGCAACAACTATTCTTTTCTTATTAGGAATATTGTCGACACTTATAATTAATAACTGGTAGTGGAAATATTTGAATTTATTGCCCAGGTCGGTGCCCCCATTGCAGGCGCACTTGTCATGGGCTTTTTTATCTTCACTGTGTTAAAGCAGATACTTGATGGAGTTGTAGAACAGATAGATACTCTTACAAGCTTTTGTAAAATGTTAGAGGATCGAGCGCGGGTTGGATGTAATGAACTTGTAAAAATAGATTTACTTGTATCAAGTGCTTTACATTTAACACCACCGATAGATCGTATTGCAAGAGCAGAAAATTATAGAACAGACAACAAAGGAAGACCTTTAGATGTCAAGCTTGATGTAAGAAGAGATTAATGGATGATTTAGTTGTAATTATAACTGAATTTGGTTTTGCAATCTCTCTTGCAGTTGGAATGGGCTACTTTATTTATTATGTATGGAAGTTTATAATAAATAATATACAGCCAAAACTGGATGAAATGCATTTAGCACTTATTAAGTGTATAGATGCAAATAGAATGCTGGACAACGATATGATTCGTCTTCAGCAAAAAGTGGATGTAGTATTAAAATATGAACAAATACATAATAACGAGTATTCTACTGCTTCTATTGATTCCGACCCAGACCCTGTCGGACACACTCACTTTCAAGTTCAAGAGTCCCAGTTTCAGCGGCCTGAATCAATCAAGCCACTACCTGACGATAGAGAACCAGGAGACGAGTCGGAAGAAGGAGATTCAGGACAAACTTGAAGCAGAGCTTGAGGAGCTGGAGCGGGAAGAAGAAAATAGTACGATGAACAAGTTTCTTCGTAATTTTGAAAGTCGTATTTATTCAAGACTTTCAAAAGAACTTGTTGAGAGTATGTTTGAAGCAGGAGCAATAGATCCTAATTTAGATGGTCGTTTTTATTTTTCAAGTGAAGACTACTACATTCGATATTATATGTTAGATGGTAGACTAATGATGGAAACCTACCCAGGCAAATATGGAGAGGAAGGGTCCTATGATCAATGTGAAGAAACTGATCTTTGTACTCAAATTGAAGTGCCTGTTGATTCTTTTAGCATTTACGGCTAGTTGTAAGACAGGAGCTATAGCTTGGCCACAAAAACATGCAGAGGTAGCAGACTTAAAAGTAGATGCACTTTATTATTTACCTGCTCCTGAGCAAAAGCCCGTAGTTGCAATTTATGGAGGAGCTTTTGCAGACTTTACAGGACAACGAAAAAGCAACTCAGAGTTTGCTTTATTTTCATCAGCGGTAACTGCAGCACCGGAAACGTACTTAATAAGGGCGTTAAAGCATGCAGCGAATGGTGAGTTTTTTCGAGTTGTAGAACGTGTCGGAATCGACAACATTACAAAAGAAAGACAAATCATAAGAAGCACTCGAAAGGATTTCCGAAAGAGTGACAAACTGGGGCCACTCCTATTTGCAGGACTATTAATGCAAGGTGGAGTGGTAGATTACGAAACAAATTTAAGAACAGGAGGTGTAGGAGCAAGAACATTAGGTATAGGAGCTTCCCGACAATTCCGCGAAGACACAGTAACAGTAACCTTGCGCACCGTATCAGTTCTAACAGGGGAAATATTAATTGAAGTCCTAGTGACTAAAAAAATTCTTTCTGTTGGTACATCAGGCGACGTTTTCAGATTTATAGAGGCCGGCACGCAACTTGTAGAGTTAGAGGTCGGTGCAACTGAAAATGAAAGTAGTGCAATTGCATTACGCGAAGCGATTGAAACCGCCGTGTATAATACCATACTGGAGGGAAAAGAGAAAGGCTTCTGGTCTTTCAAATCGGGAGATGAGTAATGAAACGCTCATTATTACTAGTTGGATTAATGCTTGCTGGGTCAGCTTATGCAGCTGATAACCAGATTTATATACAGCAAACTACAACTGGTGTAACAAATACAAATATAGATATTGAGCAACTGGGCAGCGGTAACGTTGTAGCCGGTGATACAAGTAGTACTTCTACCGTGGATAATGCTATGCTACTAAATAGTAGTAATATGAATTTTAACTTAGATCAAATAGGTGATCTTAACTTTTTCCGTGCAGATATAAATTCAAATACTTCTGATTTTAACTTCTCATGGACAGGTAGTAATAATACTCTTGTAGGACAATGGAATCCTTCAGGAACTTACGACATTGATACTACAGACTGGGATAACACAATACTTGGTGGAACCAATTCTCAAACTATTAATTATGGTGTAGGAGCAGATGCGAGCGATGGCACAGTAAACTGGTATATAAATGGAGATGATAATACAATTGTATTTGATGCAGCAACATCAGCAACCCATAATGGTTTAAATAATTGGTATGATGCGGGCTCAGTTACAGCAGCAGATTCAAGTAATATGAATCTTGATTGGGACATAAGTGGAAACAATAATACCCTTAGTGTACTTATCAACTCAAAGTATGTAACTCAAGATTGGGACGTCTCAGGAAATTACAATGAAATTGACTATGTGGGTATTAACAATAGCGGTGCTACTTCAGGTAATGGGCACCAGTCTACTATTAACGTACAAGGCAACTACTGGGATATAGGAATATATCAAACTTCTACAGGTAATAACGATTTTATAAACTTCTCAACAACAGGAAGCGGCACAAGTGGTACAGCGGCTACTCTTTGTATTATTCAGTCTGGTTCTGGTTCCGTTACCTGTTAACGCAAATATTGGCAGCGTCACTGATGTATTTGGTGTCGCTGCAGTATTTCGCGAAGCGCAGGAAAACGAAGCCAGTCTAGACTTTAGCATAGAAAGCTATGATGACGTTCGCACTGCCGCAGGAAGAATAGAACTTCAGTTTCTCGACGAATCTGTACTCAAGCTCACAGAACATTCTGAGATCATAATAGACGAGTTTGTCTATGATCCAGATCCTACCAAATCAAAACTTGCTCTCAGCTTTGCATCAGGTACTGCAAGGTTCATTACAGGTGCTCTTGGCACTATCGACAAAGATAATATAAAAATTACTACGCCCACAGCAGAGATTGCTATTCGTGGTACAGATTTTACTGCGACTGTGGATGAGTTAGGAAGAACACTTATAATTCTTCTTCCTGACGAGTTTGGAGATGCTTCTGGTGAAATAGTAGTATCTTCAATGATGGGGCAAGTTACATTAAACAAACCTTATCAAGCAACTACTGTATCTTTGTCAGAAAAAGAGCCTTCTTCTCCAAAGATACTTGATATTACTTTAGGACTTATAGATAACATACTTATTGTTTCACCACCTAAAGAAATAGAGGAAGAAGAACAGATTGTACAAACAACACAAAGCATACTTGATTTTAACGATCTGGATGTAGAGTTACTAGAGGACGAGCTAGAGAAAACAGAAGAAGATTTAGAATTTACAGAACTTGACATTGATTTGTTAGACGTAGACTTTTTACGAGACTTACTTGATGTCTTTGAGGAGATAGATAGAGAAGAAGGCGAAGAAGATGCACTTCAAGAAGAAGGAACTTTTTCAGTTCGAGGCACTAAAGTTGGGTTTGACTCTCAAACTCAAATTAGCACTTTTATGCAAGGGCAGCAAGTAGTAGTGCAACGACAGCTAGAAAATATGGCAAGACTAGAACTTATGCAAACTACTGGCTATAGTATCAAGTTAGATGACAATGGTGAGAGGTTTGACATTATAATAAACAAAGGAGGCGATGTGTACATTTCCATCGTACAGGAATGAATAAATTTTATATAATTGGTACTTTAATACTTGCACTCATAGGATTACGGGCAATAGATCCGTTTCCAATCGAGTCCATGCGTTTAAAAACTTTTGATTATTTTATTTCTACATTACCCAATATAGGTGATGAAAATATTTTATTAGTAGATATTGATGATGACAGCCTTCAGCAACTTGGTCAATGGCCTTGGCCACGAGAAGTGTTTTGTCGTTTCCTCGGACCAGGAGTTACGGGGTTGTCCGTTCTATTTCCTGAGGAGGATAGATTTGGCGGTGACAAAAATTTAGCAAAATGTATCAAAGGAAATGCGGTGGTAGTTTCTGCAGCTGCTTCAAATTCTGACTCAGCTGGTAAACCTCCACATGTAGGTACAAGTTCGATTGGAGAAGATCCAAAGCCTTTTCTTTTTTCTTACAAAGGAGTATTAAACAACGTAGATCCAATTGAAGATGCTGCAATCGGAAATGGTGTAACTTCTACTGCTCCAGAAGTAGACAATCTTGTACGAAGACTTCCTCTTGTTTTTAACATAAATGATACTTTGTATCCTTCGTTTGGTCTGGAAATACTTCGAGCTGCAGCGGGTGCAAAGTCTTACGCACTTAAAACAAATGAAACAGGTATAGAAGCTCTTCGTGTAAAAGGGCTTCCAGTAATTACTACAGATCCAAATGCCCGAGTATGGGCAACTTGGAATACGCGGTTTGAGCGTATATCTGCAAAAGACTATGCAGAGGAAGCACCCGAGTATCCTATTGTTTTACTTGGAGTTACTGCTCGTGGAGCTTCTACTTTAGTTGCAACTCCGGACGGATTGAAAGCACCTCACGAAATTCAAGCAGCAGCAATCTCTACTTTATTACAGGGAAAGAATATTGCAAGACCAGACTGGGCAGATGGAGCAGAAATACTCGCACTGATTGCTATACTTGCAGCTATCGCTGCACTTGCGTTTAATTTATACTATTCTATACCTGCGCTACTTGTAGCTATAGCGACTTCGATTGGGTATACGTGGTATTCTTTTAGTACTTCTTATACTTTGTTGGATCCGTCGTATATTATATTCGCATCTTTCATCACCTGGGCAGTTACAAGTTTTATTAGTTTTTACACACAGTTCAAGTTACGACAACAAGTTAAAAAGCAATTTGAACACTACTTAGATCCGGGCATGGTTGGAAAGCTACAAAAGAATCCAGAGCTGCTGAAGCTTGGTGGTGAGCGCAAAGATATGACCTTTCTATTCTGTGATATTCGTGGCTTTACACCAATCTCAGAAACTTATAAAGATAATCCAGAAGGACTCGTTGAGCTTATAAATGAGTTTCTTACTAATCAAACAAATATAATTTTGAAACACGGAGGAACAATTGATAAGTACATGGGCGACTGCATCATGGCATTTTGGAATGCTCCTCTTGATGATCCAAAACACGCTTGCCATGCAATCGTAGCAGCTATCGAAATGAGACGAAGCTTAGCGGAGTTAAACATTGTTTTACAACATGAAAGAGGCATTAAAATCAATACGGGAATCGGAATCAATACTGGACCGTGTATTGTCGGTAATATGGGTTCTGACAGTCGTTTCGACTATAGTGTTATTGGTGACGCAGTTAATTTGGCTTCTCGTTTAGAGGGCCAGTGTAAAGAGTTTGATACTGATCTAATTATATCAGAGTTTACAATGCAGCAAGCCCCTTCTAACGAGTATGAAAAACTTGGGGAAGTAACTGTAAAAGGTAAAAATGAACAAGTCAAAATTTATACCATACCAAAAATAAATCTTGACTTATCAATTCAATCATATTATAATACTTAAATTATCGGGCACTCCGTGCCAAGCATAAAGGAGCTAATTATGCAACTAATTGAAAAAGCGGATGAATGGCGAGTGCAAGATGATACGGGTATGCACACATTCAAAACGAAAGCCGAAGCTGAAGAGTACATGAAAGCTAAAGGGCACAAAAAAGAAAAGAAGGAAGAACCTAAAGCCGAAGAGGAGTAGTATATGGCTGCTCGGAGAAGGCGACGAAGCACAAAAAGAAAGTCAGTTCCTACAAATAAAGCACTATACTCAAGAGTCAAGAGTGCAGCAAAACGAAAGTTTGCTGTTTACCCTTCTGCATATGCAAATGCTTGGCTGGTACGAGAGTATAAAAAGCGAGGCGGTAAATACCGAAGTGGATAATACTATGAAAAAACATCATTGTAAAGAATGCGACTGCGATCCTTGCACTTGCGAAGACTGTAAATGTCCGGAGAAATAAATGCCTTATCATACTGGAAAAAAGAAGCCTATGGGCAAAAAGAAGCCAAAGAAAAATGGTAAAAAGAAAAAAGGTCTAACAGCCAAGCAAAAGAAACTTCCTCCTGCTTTGAGAGCAGCTATACTTAAAAAGCAAAGGGGTAAGAAGTAATGAGAAAAACCTATCGAGGTAAAAAAGCTCCTAAAGGATACCACTTTATGAAAGGTGGTAGACTTATGAAGGACTCAGCTCACAAAAAGCGAAAGCGAAAAAAGTGAGGAAGTAAGAGGTGAGCCGTGAGCTTAACTAAATGGTTTGGTGAAAATTGGGTTGATATATCAAGACCTAAGAAAGGCGGCGGCTTTCAAAAGTGTGGACGTACAAAAGCGGGTAAGAAAAAGTACCCTAAGTGCGTTCCGGCAGCTAAAGCTGCTCGTATGACTCCTGCTCAAAGAAAATCTGCGATTCGCAGAAAAAGAGCAGTAAAGCAGGGAGTTGGTGGAAAACCTACAAACGTAAAGACTTTTGCTGGTAAGCGCAGAAGGCAGAAGCGGAAAGGATAATGGCGGGTGTTAGTGCACCCGCTTCCTTTCGTCAGCAGTTAGCCGGAAAGAAGAGGAGAAAAAAACGTGGCCGTAAAAAGAAGAAAAAGAGATCCTAGACTCAAGAGAGCTGGTGTCTCAGGTTTTAACAAGCCAAAAAGAACTCCTGGCCATGCAAAGAAATCACACATAGTTGTGGCAAAAGTCGGGACAAAAGTAAAAACGATTAGATTTGGACAGCAGGGGGCAAAGACTGCTGGAAAGCCAAAGAAAGGCGAAAGCGAAGCCATGAAGCGTAAGCGAGCCTCCTTCAAAGCTCGACACCGTCGCAACATAGCAAAGGGTAAGATGTCAGCAGCTTACTGGGCGGATAAAGTCAAGTGGTAAAAAGATTACAAAAGGATTCTCACTACAACGAATTCGATTTAGACGGAGATGGTACAGTTTCAGATGATGAAATAAAACGTTCTCAAGATATGCTTGAGATCGAGCTTCGAGAAGAAAAGTCAGAAGCACAAAAAAGAATGGCTTGGGTAGCAATGGGGTCTATGATAGTATTCAGTGCAGCACTATTTACTCCTTTTGTTTCTGAGAGTAGAGTATCAGCATTGGCTGATTTATTAGGATTGTTTTACATAGCACAAGCAGGTGTTGTAGGTGCGTACATGGGGGTATCAGCATGGATGTCAAGAAAGTAACAGAAGAACTACATAAGCGTTTCACTTATGTTACAGATAAAAATCAATACGGAAAAAGGGAAGCCTGGTACATAATGAAGCCAGATCCCTTAGCAAAAGAGTTTCCAGTTTTCAAGGGGGACTGTGAAGATTTTTCACTCACAGTTCTTTATCAGCTTTGTGCCGGTAAATGGACAAAGTTCTGGTGGTATATTTTTAGTTATAAAGCACAGATTCGGTATTGTTATTTACATACTCCCGACAGAGGGCATGCTGTTCTTCAGCTTGGGGACGTGTATTTAGACAATATCTTTGGTACTACAACTACCAAAGAAGCAATGGAGGAAAGGGGTTATGTTTTTAAACAGCCTGCATTCCTTTGGTTTTTACCCACAACAGTAGCTATCAAGCTCCTACTAGGAAAGATATGGAAAACAAAAAGCCGGCTCGCAGAGTAACAGATCTGGAAGAATATAAGAAAAATATTCGACCATGTAAAGAAACGAGAGAAGAGCCTTTAACAGAATTAGAATACTGTAGAAGGTACAGCAAAACGAGATCAATGGGACAAGACTAAATGTCAATAGAAATTAGCCGTAAAGATATATTATCTGACTATATCTGCGATTATTCTCCGGAGGATAAATTTTTGAAATTACCAGTAGAACCTTATATGGAACTACTAGGTATTACACCTTTACCTTCCCAAGTAGCTATTATAAATGCTATTAACAATCCAAAGTATAGATTTGTCTGCGCGGCAATTTCACGAAGGCAAGGAAAAACGTATATAGCTAATATAATTGGCCAACTTGTTTCTCTTGTTCCTTCTTCAAACATTTTAATTATGTCTCCAAACTATGCACTCTCGCAAATATCTTTTGACTTACAAAGGACACTCATAAAACATTTTGATCTTGAAGTAGTAAGGGATAATGCGAAAGACAAAGTAATAGAGATTTCAAACGGATCCACCATACGTATGGGATCAGTGAATCAAGTAGATTCATGTGTGGGTAGATCATACGATTTGATTATCTTCGATGAGGCGGCGCTTGCTGACGGTAGAGATGCTTTTAACGTAGCCTTGCGCCCGACTCTCGATAAAGACAACTCAAAAGCTATATTCATTTCAACTCCTCGTGGAAGAAATAATTGGTTTGCTGAGTTTTTTGACAGGGGTTTTACAGATGACTTTACAGAGTGGGTTTCTATTAAAGCGAGTTATCGCTCTAATCCTAGAATGTCTGAAACGGATATTCAGGAAGCTCGAAAAAGTATGTCCGAGGCTGAGTTTCGTCAAGAATACGAAGCCGATTTTAATACTTACGAAGGACAAGTCTGGAACTTCAAGTTCGACGAGTGTGTAGGTGCATTTCAAGAAATGGATACATCGGGAATGGATGTTTTTGCGGGACTGGACGTTGGCTACCGTGATCCTACTGCTTTTTGTGTTATTGCTTATTGCTGGGATGATGAAAAATACTATTTACTCGATGAGTACCTCGATGCAGAAAGAACCACAGAACAACACGCCACAGAAATACGAGAGTTGATAGATAAGTGGGATATTGATTATATTTATATTGACTCTGCTGCACAACAAACACGTTTTGACTTTGCACAAAATTACGACATTACAACTGTAAATGCAAAAAAGTCAATCTTAGATGGAATTTCTCACGTAGAATCTATAGTGGATAATAATAGACTGCACGTGGATCAGTTTTGCAAAGAAACCCTGCAGTGCTTAGATCAATACCAGTGGGACCCAAATCCAAATCTTCTAAAAGAGAAACCAAAGCACAATCGTGCGTCACACATGGCGGATGCACTGCGTTATGCATTGTATTCATTTGAAACATCAAACAGCGGCTTCTAGAGATACCACATCAAAAATAATGTTTGACATGATACCTCATATTCGCTATAATTCTGGTATTCGAAAATGGATCTAAAAAGAGACATCGTAAAATATATAAGAGACAAAGCAAAAAACAAGTATGAAAAAGGCACAGAGTGCTATATTTGTGGAGAAAAAACGGAACTTGATTTTCACCATTTTTACTCATTAAGTCCCTTAGTACATAATTATGTAAAAAAGAACAAGTTACTTCCCGAAAACATTTTATCTTTTCGGGAAGAGTTCATACAAGAACATTGGGCCGAGTTGTATGAACATACAGTTACCCTGTGCCATGCACACCACTTAAAACTACATAAGGTGTATGGAAGAGACCCAGCCCTGACAACTGCTAAAAAGCAAGAGAACTGGGTAGAGATTCAAAGAGAAAAACATGGCATGGTATGATCGTTTACTAGGAAGAGAGGTAGAAGTGGAGGAAAAATTAAATCCTTCACAACAGTACTACGATCATCAAACAGCTCCTTCACGGGAGTTCACCCTCAAGTATGAAAAGGCATACGAGGATATAGAAATTGTAAACAGAGGCGTGAATCTAATTGTAGATGATGCTTCCGAAGTTAAAACTACTGTAGGAGAACAAATACAAGGCTTACAGAGTATTGTAAAAGGAGTAAAAAGATCCAGAGTAAGATTACTTCTAAATAAAGAACCTAATCCTTTCCAAGATATTAGTACGTTTAAAAGAAACTTACTTACAGATTATCTAATTGATGGAAACATATTTGTTTATTTTGATGGGGTTCATTTATATCATCTTCCTGCGAATAAAGTAAATATTCATTCAAGTAAAACTACTTATATTGAAAAATTTACCTTTAATGAAACAGTAGACTATAAACCCTCCGAAATAATCCACATCAAAGATAATTCTTTTTACTCAATATATCGAGGTATTTCTCGATTAAAGCCTGCACTTAGAACAATGATTTTAATGCAGAATATGAGACAGTTTCAGGATAATTTTTTCAAAAATGGAGCTGTGCCAGGATTAGTACTCAAGAGTCCTAATACACTTAGTGAGAAGATAAAGGAACGAATGATACAATCCTGGACGCTTCGTTACCGTCCAGACTCAGGAGGCCGAAGACCTCTTATTTTAGATGGCGGGATTGAGATAGATAGTATTTCAAATACTAACTTTAGAGAACTAGACTTTCAACAAGCAATACAAGAAAACGAAAAAATTATTTTAAAAGCACTCGGAGTTCCACCAATTTTACTGGACTCAGGAAATAATGCAAATATTCGTCCAAACATGCGAATGTATTATTTAGAAACTATACTACCGATAGTTAAGAAGTTTCATCATGCATTTGAAAAGTACTTTGGATTTGAACTGGCAGAAGACGTCACAGATGTTCCTGCTTTGCAGCCAGAGTTGAGAGATCAGTCTCAGTATTATACTGCTCTTGTAAATGGTGGTATAATATCTGCAAATGAGGCTAGAGAGCATTTAGGATTTGACCCCATAGAAGGGCATGATGATGTAAGAGTACCTGCTAATATTGCGGGAAGTGCTGCAAATCCTGATGAAGGTGGCAGACCAACAGAAGGAGAAGACGATGGGTAGCATAAGACGAAGAGATATTGCAATACAAGCAGCCGCAATGGTAATGTTAGAAGAGGGAAAAGTACTTTCTAAAAAAGAGTTTGATATGATTGCTAGACCTACAGGTGTACGGTCTGGCAATTTAATGAATCTGTTTGGAAGCTGGTCTAGACTAGTTACTTTTATAGAAAAAGACCATCCAGATGTATGGGCCCAACTTCAAGGAGAAGAGGAGCCCGAGCCTGTTGAAGAAGAGTCTTCAAAGCCTGATCCTTTAGAGGCTCTTGCTAAAGCATCAGAAGAGAAGGAAGAAGATGAATAAAATATTTAATCTAACCTCTACCTTTAAATCTCACGAAGTCGAAGACGGCAGTGTAATGATTCGAGGTATGGCAAGCACAAACGATTTTGATCGTGCAGGAGATACTATTTCTCCCGATGCATGGGCAAAGGGCGGGCTTAAGAATTTTGAGAATAATCCAATTATTCTTTTCAACCATGATTATAATAAACCAATTGGACGCGCTACAGGATTGAAAGTAACTCCAAACGGTTTAGAGTTAGAAGCAAAAATTAGTAAGTCAGCACCCGAAAGTGTGTGTGATTTAGTTAAAGACGGTGTCCTTGGAGCCTTTTCTGTTGGTTTCCGGGTCAAGGACGCTGATTACTTATCGGAAACCGATGGATATAAGATAAAGGACGCTGAGTTGTTTGAAGTTTCGGTAGTATCCGTTCCTTGCAATCAAGCAGCTACTTTTTCTCTGGCGAAGTCTTTTGATTCTGAAGCAGAATATGAAGATTTTAAGAAAACTTTCACCAATCGTGTAGATCTAGCCAGTCAGTCTCTGGCTAAAGATGATAAATTATCGGTAGCTAGTGACACACTGGACGGAGCGCAAGCTCAAAAGGAGATCAAAATGTCGGAAGAGGTAAAAACTCCCGAAGTCGACTTGGAAGCATTTGCTAAGAAGGTAGCAGAGGAAACTGCTGCTAAAATTGCAATGAAACAAGCCGAGACTAAAGCTGCGGAAGAAGCCGTAGCACAAGAAGCCGCTGAAAAAGCTCAGGCAGATGCCGAAGCCAAAGCAGCTCAAGAAGAAGAAGTTAAGCAAGCTGTAGTAACTGGTGTTGAGTCAGGTACTGAGAAGCTTCTTGAAGATGTTCAGAAAGAGCTTAATGCTCGTAACTCTGATATGGAAGAAACTCTAGCTAAGTATAAGAAAGAGCTGGAAGAAAAGTCTGACGAAATCACTAAGATGCGTGACTCTAAGCGAGTCTTCGCAGATCGCGCTGAAAAGAGCGATATTTCTAAGTGGGGTCAGGACTTCCTAACTGCACATATGCTAGGTGTAATGACTCGTAAGGGTTGGGACACAGGCTATGGCCGTGACATCCAAGAAAAGGCTGGTATCGACTATGCAACTAACGCTGGCGATATTGACCAAGAAGTTTCATCTCTTATTGAGAAGGAAATTCAAAATGAGCTACGTGTAGCTCGACTATTCCGTGAAATCCCTGTGAACGGTGGAGCGACTGTGCTACCAATTTCCGTAGATGTTGAGCCTGCAACTTTCTCTGCAAGTGCACAAACTAGCGGTACTTTGGAAAATCGTGGCGCATCAAACAGCACCTATCGTCCTAAGCAAGTAATCTTGAACGCGTATCGTTTGATCTCAAGCACCTTTATGGACAACGATGTCGACGAGCAAGTTCTGATTAACTTGATGCCTATGCTGATTGAAGGCGTAGCACGTGCACATGGTCGTGCAGTTGAGAATGCTATCTTGAATGGTAACTCAAGCGCACCTGCAGGTCTTGCAGACTTTGCCGCAGCAGCAACGCTGTCTGGCACTGACAACATGGACATCTCTGATGGTGACTTGTTGACTGCTGCTAACTTGTTAACCGCACGTAAAGGAATGGGTAAGTATGGTTTGAATCCTTCAGATGTAACTTACATTGTTAGCTCAGCTAGCTATTATGATTTGTTGTCAGATTCTGCTTTCCAAACTCTTGATGAAGTTGGATCAGATTTGGCAGTACGAATCACTGGTACAATCGGAGCCGTGTTCGGTTCTCCTGTTGTTGTATCAGAAGAGTTCCCTGCGGACAACACTAACGGTAACATGGCTGCAGTAGCAGTATATGCCCGTAACTATGTAATTCCACGTCTACGTGGTGTTACGGTTGAACAGGATTATGAAGTAATGAATCAGCGACGTGTTATCGTTGCGACTCAATCACTCGGATTTGAAGAAATCGTGGCCGGCGCTTCAGCTGACCAGCCTTCAGTTCGAATTAACTTCCAGTCTTAATAACCAGCAAACTTGGGGGAGCTTCGGCTTCCCCAGGTTTTTATTAATTTACTTATGGCAGACTTAGTTACAATATCAGACTATAAAGATGCGGAAGGAATAACAGGTCCGAAAGAAGATCTGCGGATTTCTCGTATCATACCTTCCGTAAGTGAATTAGTAAAAACCTACTGTGGAAACAGTTTTGTAGATTTTTATGGTTCGGATAAAACCGAAGATTTTGATATTTATTGGGATACTTATGCAGTTCAACTTACTGAGAGTCCAATAGTATCTATAACTTCTGTAAAAGAAAGGAGTGGATATGATCAATCGTACAGTACACTTACTACAGGAGCGTATGAATATTATCTTGACTCACGTACCGATAGTATTGTGCGAACAAACGAGTCTGGTACTCGTCTTAATTGGAAGCACGGTGTTGGTGCGGTAGAGGTTGTTTATAAAGCTGGATATAATGAAACTCCGGCAGATTTAAAACTTGCAATCTTTGATTTAGTTACATACTATTTGAAAGACGAGCATAAAGAACGTAGAACACTTGGTGGTGCAAGTATACAAAACCAAAGCTCTACTACACAAAGAGATAATGTGGCATTTCCAGATCACATCAAGCGAGTTTTGGACTTGTACAAGAATTTTTAATGGCTGCTACAGAACTAACAAAGCTACTTTTAAAAGTACAGAAAAGAGTAAAAGACTCTTCTGCTATGTATAGACAGTTTGTTTCTGATAAAAGAGCACACTTTGTAACTTTAAATGAGCAGCAAATGGTTGAGGATGTTATGAAAGCTGCAGAAGCAGCTCTTGGTAGATCTGATATAAGTCAAGTACCTACTGAGATTGTTACTTTAGTTAAGACTCAAACAAAAACAATGTTTGATAAGTATGTAAAGGCTCTGCATCCTGATAGATTTTTATCAAAAAGCAAAAAATTTGAAACATCAGAATATGCCATAACAGGTGCTGATGGCAATAGAGAGTTGACTGTAGTATTTGGTTTAAAAGAAGGTAAAAAACCTACAAGCGTATTTAATGCTTTTAAAAGAATAAAACAGGCAGCACAAAGAGACCTTTTAAAAAATTTAAATGCAAAACTTTCTGCCGCAGGAGCTAAAGATAGACAGCGTGTAAGTAAAAGAAGTGGAAAATCAAGAACACTTAAGCCTATTGATAAAAATGAGTTTCTTGATATTGGACATATGGGAGCTTCTGCAGTTCAAAGTCAACGAACAAGAGAGGCAAAAAATTTAATTATAAATGGGTATGAAACAACAACAAATCCTGTAGTAAAAAAGTATTTGGAACAACTGAAAGGAAGTATTCAATTTGTACTAGATAGAGAACCCAGGCCTGAAAGAGGTGGTAAAGAAGTATCAGAAGTAGGGATTGAATTTGCAGGGGATAATAGAAAGGCTCTTGATGTAGCAGAAAACTTACGAAAACTAGAAGATGATTTAGAGGCCGCACTATTTCAAGTATCAGATTTATTTGCAACTGATCCAGGCTCACCATCTTTTGTAGATACTACAATACAAAGTGTAGATAATGGATTAGCAGCTTTACCAGGTAAAAAAACAAATATAAAAAGAAGAAGTACAAAAAGACCGAACAGAGATATAAAGGGTAAGAAGGAAAAAGTAAAAGCGAAAAAAGGTGAACCCTTTATAGATAATACAAAAACAGCCGCTATACAGGCAGGTGTTAGAAAAGAAAGAAAAGAATCTCCTATAAATTTAATGTCTTTGATAAACTCAAAGCTACCACAGACAGTAAGAAAAAATATGGGATTTCCTAGACTAGAAAATCAAAGTGGTACATTTGCTTCTTCTGTAAGAGTTACAGATGCATCAATGACGGCTCAGGGATTTCCAAGTATAGGATATACATATGCACGACGACCTTATGGAGTATTTGAATCTACTAGTGGTAGCAGATTTGCAAGTGTAGATAGAGATCCAAGAACTCTTATTAGTCAATCTATAAGAGAAATTGCAGCAGAGTTAGTAACAGGTAGATTATATACTAGGAGAGTTTAGTGAGTGAGCGTACATATACTTCCAGAAGAGCTAATATCTTAAAAGCTCTTGCTGAGAAGTTAAAAGATATTGATGGCTCTGGCGCTTTTCTTACAGACTTACAGAATAATGTAGAACCAAGACTAAAATTTTGGGATGAAGTTGTTGAATTTCCAGCGGTACATTTAAACGCCGGTGCAGAAACAAGACAATATCAAGGGGGCGGATTTAAAGATAGATTTTTAGCAATAACTATTCGTTGTTATGTTCAAGATGAAGAAGATGCAACAGAAGGATTAAATTTGTTAATGGAAGATATAGAAACTGTATTAGAAGAGAATTCTAGACTTGAGTATTCGGATGCTCAGAATAATACTTTTAATACTCAACAAATCACAATAGTTAGTATTAATACTGACGAAGGTGTACTCGAACCACTAGCTGTTGGAGAAATAGACATAGAGGTTCGTTATTAGAAAATACTGGCACGAACAAAAGTTCACGTCCAAGTCTTTTCAAGTTTCATAGGAGAAAACTATGGCGGATACATTATATTTTAGTCGCGATACTAAAATGTACGTTAAGATTGGCTCAGCGATATGGGAGATTCCTGTATTAGATGGGTTCAGTTTTTCACAAGGAAATAACTCTACAGAGGTGACTCTTAGTGAAGCAGAAAGCTCCGCTGGAGTAAGTAAGCGTGGACGAAAAGTCTTTAATGATTCACTAGCGCCTGTTGAGTTTTCTTTTGCAACTTATGCACGTCCATTTTTATCAGCAGGATCTGGTGGCGGTGCAGCAGATGGAAGTGCAAAGCAACACGCAGTAGAAGAAGTACTATGGGCACTCATGGCAGGTCCAGCTACTTATTCGAGTAACGCATTTACAAATACAACTACTCACGGAAGCGGTGCAAGTGCAGATCTTGATATTGACTTTGATCAATCAAATAAATCTCAGTTAGGTACTGCAGATGTATTCTTTTCATTAGATGATGGAGGATCAAATCCAACAGTCTATAAGATTGCTGGTGCTGTTATAAACGAAGCAAGTATTGATTTTGATATTGAAGGTATTGCTACAATTAACTGGTCTGGCTTTGGAAGTACTCTTACTTCTGATTCTAAGCCTACAAAGACTGTTTATGAAGCGATCAATGCTACAAATAACTATATCAGAAACAGACTTACATCTCTTTCAATTACTGCGGCAGATACTTCAACTTTTCCAGGTGCAGGAAGTGGTGTGTATAACTTGACGCTTACTGGCGGAAATATAACAATATCAAACAATATTACATATCTTACACCAGAAACAATTGGATCAGTTAATACTCCAATTGGACATGTAACAGGTGCTCGTTCTGTGAGTGGTAACTTTACTTGTTATCTAGGACTCGATTCTAGTAGTAATGTTGGTACTTCAACTGACTTCTTTGCTGATATGACAAGTGCGAATGCAAAAGCAAAAACAGTAAACTCTTTTAATACTGTATTTGCAATAGGGGGTGCTAGTACTCCTTTCTTGAAGTTTACGATGCCTACAGCACACTTTGAAATTCCTTCTCATAATATTGAGGATGTAATTGCTTTGGAAACTACTTTCCAAGCATTGCCATCAACCATTGGTGGCACAAACGAAACTACCCTCAAGTATAGAGGAGCGACTCCAGACGTATAATAGATACGCAGTAAAAAGGGGCTTCGGCCCCTTTTTTACTTTTACCTTCCAAAAAATATTTCTTGACATTTCTCCTATTGTGAAGTAGAATATACACTATCGAATCACCACTTTATATCGAGGACTTATAGATGACCGACACACCAGTTTCTTTAGCCAGTCTTATGACTGCGAGTAAAACAGTTAGCGTAGATTTTCCTGGCTACTCAGGCTTTTCCGTAAACTTATGTTACTTAGCACGAGAAGAGCTAGTTAAACTGCGAAAAAGATGCGTATCCACAAAGTGGAATAAAAGAACTCATCAAGCAGAAGAAGATTTAGATGAAGATAAGTTCATTGTAGAATATACAAAAGCGGTTATAAAAGGTTGGACAGGTC